TGTCTGCAATCCTGATCCTATGGCAGTAAGATCAATTTTTGGAGTTCCTAATGCTGCATTTGCAGGAGTAGTATGTAATGAGATAGTATTGGCATCAACTACTCTCAAATAATAAGTAAATCCAACATTTATTCCTTCTATAGGATCACCACCAGTTGATGTGTATTTTATAGCTGTACCTGTTGGTTGTCCATGAGCAATAATTTCTATCCGATCATTTATTAAATCAATAGGAGAAAGACCACCAGAAGTTGATTCAATTGCATATGTTATAACACCTTGTCCATATGTTGTTTTATCACCAGTAGTCCACGAATGATTAACAACAGTCATTGTATCGTTTCCAATATTAATGTCTGATAAAGTTATATCTCTAATTACATTTCCTACATTGTAAGTTACTTCATCTCCATTGTTAAATCCGTGAGAAGTTAGTGATATTGTATCTGTTACTGCATCAACACCTGCATTCCCACCTGTTTTTGTTAAAGCAGGTGTTGATACTGTGTTGGACTTATATGATCCAGTTCCCTCTGCACCAGGATAGAAATCTAGTATATCATACGTTGCTACATCACCTGCACCTGACAATGGTTGCTTTAATAGAGCATGTTTATGTGCATAAGCAATACCACCAATAGGGAAAAACTGAAATAATCTTGTGTTACCATTTGTATATTCTGACAAATATCTATCACCAGAATATCCAGCAAGACTTACAACAGATGATCCAGCAACAGTATGATATACAAAATGGTTATGTTGAGGGACACCTTGCAATCTCTTATTTTGCATGGTAACCTTAACTGTCTGAGTTCCAGCAATACTAGTTCCTACAGCATCAGTTACCTTGTCATATTCAGTGGTTGTTATAGTACCAAGAGAGAAGTATCCTCCTTGTGCTGTTTTATCAAATAACCATTTACCACCTGTCTTTGCAACACCATCCTCTGCTCCTGCACCAAGAGTTAATAATCCAGCGGTAGGAGATCCAGTTCCATATACTGTACCATAACCAAGAATCTTCTTTGATTTTAAATCTGGAACCTTAAATGTTCCAAGAGTTTTTGCACCAGTTCCTAAATGTTCACCAAGATAATTAAATACATTGGTTGGTTTAATATTTTCAAGTTCTCCATCAGCATTAAAATTAAATTTTAATTGCAATCCACTACCAGTACCTGCATTTTGTAAAGTATATGTAGGATCACTGTCGTAATTTTTTCCCAATGCTGTTGTAATTACATCTGTAATAACACCAGAAGCATTTATAGAAAGTTGTGCTTCAATAGTTTGATTATCATTGGCATTTCCTGTTGGTGCAGAAAATGTAATAGTTACATTTCCTGTTGTGGGATAACCACTACCACCATTAACCAACTCTAATCCTGGTCTTGATGTTCCACCATAATCATTACCAATTATTTTATATAATGCTGGATAATCTTCTATTTTATACTCTGATCCATCACAATATATGTAACCAGGATACTGATATTCTGGATTAGTTGCTGTATTAGCATTACCAACAGTTTCCCTAGTTATCTGACCTGTACTAAAATCGTAAGATGGTGTTGTTGGTACAAAGGAATTATCATGAATATCTGTAACTGCTTTCATGGTACTAATAATAGTACCAACCTCAGTGGTATCAGATGACTTATCTGTATAAAAATTCTTTCTAATATTCCTATAGGTAGGATTTGGTGCTATCGTCATAACTCAAATCTTTATTAGATATTCTAAAACTATAAATGGAGAAACTACACTATCAACAGATACTGCATTATCAACAGATAAATTTAATGTAGTTTTTAAATCATCTGGACTTAATTCTATAGCATCGGTAACCAATTTAAAACTATGAGTTCCTCTATCTAGATCAACTTTATGAAAGTGAGCAGTAGGATCAGTTGTTTGAGTTAAATCAATTGATTCGGATACTTCGTTGAATAAATCTGCGTATATTCTGCTACTATCTGTATTTAGATTACTATTTAATGGTACTACATCATGCAAGGTTGCATTTTTCCAATCAAGTGGTACAGACTGAGAAGTTGCAGTATAAGTCGCTGCAACATTTTTATTTTGAGTTGAAGTGCCAGTACCATCTAAAAATGTTGAACATATTCCTAAAAACACAGTACCAGATGCATAATTAGGTTCAATACCTGGCGATATCTGATAAGCAGGTGGATTCAAAGGATAATTGTTCCAACCAACATTTAATAAACATTTAGTTCTCCAATCTGATATTGAAAGTGTAGCACCATCATTATAACAAGCACCACTATACACAGTAGGGTCAAAAGTTCCTGCAAATGCACCAAACTTAAATTGTAAAGCTTTTGCTGCTTCATTAGATGCAAATGCTCTACATGCTGGTTGATTGTTACCTGGAAATGCAGGTGGATTACCAGCAGTACCACTAGCAACCGTATTATCCATCCAGTCTTGAATTGGTATTGTACTAGCATTCCAATAAGAAACCAAACCAGCAGCTTGTGGATCTTTTATTGTTGCTGGTGAAGAAACATCAATTTCATTTGTTGATTTAAGTCTTGCTCTTCTAATATTACCGAAATGCATATGACCTGCAATTGCTGTGCTATCAACTACTTCTGTTTCAGTCTGTTTTCCAGCAAGAGTTCCCCATGTCCATGATGGTTTTCCTTTAAGATCAATAACCTGACTAGGTACAGTGAATGAACCAGAATAAGTTACATCAATAGTTGTTCCTAATGTTGATGTTGCTTCAATACCAATACCAGAACGACTTATCTCATTACCAAGAGTATTAGTTTTACGTATGTTTTTATATACACCAGCATCAGCACCTGGAGTTGGTAATGGATACTTAGAACCAAGATCAGGTACTACAAACTGATTATCAGTCAATGATTGTATTGGATTTCCAGCAATATTTTTTCTAACAAATTTTCCATTTTGTCCAACACCACATATAGCAGCAAGTGCGGGATAATCAATTACATTATAAGTTGCACCATCACATCTCAAGTAACCAGATGGTAAATTTTCTTTATTTGAAGAAGAATTAATATCAGGATTTATTTCTACTGGCCAAATAATTATCTGACCAGTTAAATTTCCATATTTTGATCTTTCGTTTGAATATAATTTTGCCATTAGTATGCTTTAATAAGAAAAACTATTGTCAAATTTGGTTGAGCAGTATCAACAATAATATTTAGAGCATCATTAAGACTTTCTGGATAAACAGAACCAATACTTATATCATTTAATGGAAATGTTGCTGGTGGATTTAATGATCCTCTACCCATCTGAATGTCAAAAGTTCCATGACCATGTGATGTAAAAGCAGAACTATTTGGATTGTTATCTCCAAAATTACTTAGAGAAGTTCCAAAAGTTCCCTGTCTAAAAATTGCAGTAAATTGACCAGAGCTAGTATTAGTAGTTGCTGCACTTAATTTAATAGTATAAACCCAATCAGTATCATCATTACCCTGTCTTTCAATCTGAAGGATATAAGTTCCTTTTGCGAAACAATCTCCATCAACCATCATCCAAGGATGAATTTTATCATATTGATACCAATTATCTGGTGCAACACCATGTGAAGTTCTAATATCTGTTCCTGCTGGTAATTGAATTTCAGTAACACCAATACCAACTTGAACACTACTCACAGAAAAGAAATCAGAGGGATCTTCTGGATTATCTACTAAATTATTAAATGTTCCTTTACTATGTCCAAAATAATTTCTTCTATTACCAAATATAAATGGTCTAGGAAATAAACCACTCCATGCAGGTTCAGCGTGAGTTTTTACTGGATCATAATTAAAATTACTACTAAAAGCATTAGTGCTAACAAAGTCAACACTCTGACTTGTTGCTTGTGGACTATTTCTAGTTGGAGTGCCATCATGCCAGTCTGGTGCAGGCACTTCAGACCAATAATCCTTACCAGCATCATTTTCATAATTATGAAATCTTTCTAATGATGGTAATGTGTGTTCATGTTGATCACTACCATAAAAAGCTGTCAGTGTTCTACCATTAGCCCAGTCTGGTGCTTGTCCAACTGAGGGATTCAAATCACATGTATGATTATCTGAAGAAATAAGAGAACAATTAGGGTGAACTGTACTACCAGAAATAGTTAAACTTGTTGGTTTCCAAACTTGTGGACCATAAAAACTAGACTGAGCTGAATTAAATTGTCCTGGATGACTGTGACCAGGAGTATGGTTAATACCTAATTTTCTATTTAAAGTAGTTACTGTTGCAGTAAAATCTGGATCTGATATTCCCATGTTAGTTATCTTTCCAGATAATTTTAAATCAGGATCAGATAAACCAAAATCAATATCGGCATTAGCAGACCAACTAGTTTTGATAACTGAAGTTGTTCCATAACCATCTATATAATCACCGAATTTAGTTCCTACAGCATCTACAACAATATCTTTAACATTTCCTTGACCATACTGATATTTGACATCATCTAAATGTGCAGACTCTAAATCCATCATACATTTATTGGTTAACTTAGGAAAGAAAAATTCACCAGTATAATTTGGAAAATCTCCTGTAGCAGATCCACCATATGTATTTCCAATTTCAGAAAATAGTAATGGATAATCAACAGCATTAGCTACTTGTCCATCACACACCTTCCATCCTTTAGGAATATTTGATGCTGTGAATCCTTCATTACCATCACCACCCCACGGGAGTATTGTCCCGATACGGGCGGTTTTCATTGTTTTTATAGAATTGTAGTATTGTGCCATATTAGAGCTCTGCTAACCACCAACCACGAAGGTTGTTTGGAATTGATGACGCAGCAGGATCACCTGCTGCATCTGTTGCACCTACGTAAATTAATCCGAATGATGCGTTTCTTGTTTGAACAATCATTTCACCACTGTCCCAAGCAGTAGTCAATTGACCAGCACCTGCCTGAATCTTACTACCAGTTGTATCACCCTGAATAGCAACCGCTAGGTTATTAACCTTAAGTGCTCTGATAACGATACTTGTATTGTAAGTAGCAGTACCAGCAACCTCAACAAATCTGATAACATCACCTGTTTCAGCTGTTGTTGGTAGATAAAGAACCATGTTAGTTCCAGAAGGATTATTCAAGAGATAATTATTATTTGGTTGTAACGGATTTGCCTGTGTCTGACCTATACCAGTTGCTGATTGCTCAACATATGTATATCTGCGTCCACCATTTCTAGTAAAGTAACGATTAATTCCAAATGCATCAATAGAACCATCCTGATAAATCAAGAAGTCTTTAGGACCAACAGTTCCAGTAGTACCAGCACCACCTAAATTATCAACATGGAATATTGGTTGTGATGATGAACCAGTATCTGACTGATCAATTCTACCTTTAACATATAATGGAGTTGCTATTGAAGGCTCAGCACCAATTCCAACATCACCAGTCGTAGACTCTACCTTAAAGTTAGTAGCAATTGAACAAGTTCCATTTGCTTCACAAGATTCTTCGGTAATCGCTAAATCACCACGAAGTCTCATTTGACCATTGAAGAAGATACCATTTGTACCTGTCTTTTCATCAAGACTTGAAGGGTCAGCAGGGTGGTTATCGTCACCAGCGATGTTGAACAATAATGTCTGACCATCAGAACCATACATTCTGAAGTTTCCACTATACAATTCAAAATCATCATGGATGGTTAATGCACCACCACCAAAATACTTATCCCTGTTAACAGTACCATCAGCATTTGTGCTAGTTACTTTTGACTTAGCATACTTAGTGCCATCAGATGCGGGTTGACCATCAATACTATCTGCATAGAACCATTCAACATTAGAACCAGTTGTAATCTTAAAGAAATGATCTGTATCCAATTTATCGGCAATCACATCAGAGTTCATCATCTTAACTCTAATTTTCTTAGGATTAGTATTTGGAGACTCTACCTGAGTTCTATCTAATGCAGAAGCAAGTGTAGTAGTATTAATATACTTCTTAAGTTTCCTGACCTGAACACCTGATGTCCACTGATTCTGACCACCACTAACAGTAGTTCCTTCAGCTGCTCTACCACCACCAGGATATGCTGCATTAGTTCCACAATTTAAGTACCACTGATTACCAACTTGAGTAGCAGCAGATGTCAACTGAATGATTTCCATGTAATTGGAACCATCCTGAATCATAATTAAATCACCAACACTAAATGCTTCGTGATTACCAGCAATAGGAATCTGAGTATCAGCATTTGTGAATGCAACAGCTACTGTAGTAATAGGTCCATTAGTCTGTAATGTAAACTTATCGTATCTGTATGTCTGAATTACACTGGTTAATGTATGTGAAACAGCAGCATAACCCCAATATTCAGCAACTGCAAATACAGTACCTTGTGTGCTACCCATTAATGTATCACCATTACATAGGTTTACATCAAATATTGTGCCAAGAGAATTTTTAAGATTAAAATGATCATCAAGTTCTGGATTAGGACTTGGATATATGCCTGCTGTGCCACCACAAGCACCGACCAAGTTCAATGTACCATTAACAGTAGTTGTACTATTATTAATGATAATATCACCAGTTACAGAATCAACTTCAAATACTGTATTTTCTGAATTAGTATCGCAACCATTTTTGACAGAGAATTTTTTCGCAACTTGATCTAATGTAGTCTTGAGTTCTAGTATTTCACCATCACTACCATCAGCAAGACGAGAGAGAATTACATAATCACCAGGTTGTCCTGTAAGACGATTATCAGAACCTGTTAACACTCCACCAAATTGTGATAAGTAAACATTATCTTCTGTTCCAGAACCATCAATAACTTGAGTAGTCCATGTAGCATCAAACTGAACAATACATTTATAAATGTTTGTTGTATCAGGATGTTCTGAGCTTATTGTTGATAAAGTTCCGAATGGTTGTCTTTGTACCTCAATATAGTATGGTGTAGTATTAATTTGTGGTAGACGTGTAATCTTGACAAATTCAGCATATTCAGTTCCTGCTTCAACAGTATCAATAAGAAGAATATCATTCTCATTATAGTATTGATTACCATTAACATCGTAAGGAGTTCTCTTAATTGGTAAGTAGTACTTATCACCAGTTAAAGTTGGGAATGTAGCAGCATTTTGACCAGCAGGAGTTTGTTGATATGCAGTGCTTCCCCAATCACCAGAACCAGCTGTATCAATCTTGTTAAGTTCACCCGTAGAAGCAGTAGAAACTAGAACAGTAATTAAATCTACATTATTATCATAGAGGTTGTTACCAAGAACTCCACTTGTATGACTCTGAATTGTAGAACCAGCCTGTGCTCTACGTCCAACAAAGGAGTAAGAAGCATTACCGCCACACAATGTCATATCAGCATTAAATCTTGATGTAGCATCAACAATTAGGTTGTTTCTAATTGTAGTACTACCACCTTGACCAGCAATTCTTAATGTAGAAGCATTAGTAGCAAAATCAACTATACTTGTTGTACTGTTACCAGATAAGAATTCAACAGTTCCAGATGGAGACTCAAACTTAGTAACATCACCTAATCCTCTTCTTGTACCGATAATTGTATCACCAGCAACTTTAAGTGCTTTAGTATCAATCTGTACAAAGGAGTCAGACTCATTACTTGCAAATGCACCACCAAGAGTTAACTTGGACTTATTAGCATTAGATCCATCAATACTATCACCAATAGTAATTTCACTATCATTACTTGTATTACCAATCTTGATATTCTGTGATCCAGTTGTTACATTACCAATCTCAATGTTTCTTGCAGATCCACCAACCAATAGACCTTGAGTTGGTCTGGTTCCAGTTGTTAGTCCGACAAATGTATTGTTATTGAATAATGTTGCTGTACCATTAGTAATGGTTGTATTAATGTCAGCAGTATTAGCACTACCAGCTCCACCACCATTGACTGATATATCGTCTTGGAATATAGCACTAGCAGTAAATTCAGAAGTTCCAGTAACAGTCAATGCACTGTTCATGTTTGCTAGAGTTGTATTAATACCAACTCTTCCATTATTTGTAGTAGAAACTCTAAATGTTGCTGCTGTTTGTGGAGCAGAACTGTCACCACCAACCATGAATGCATGATCTTGAGCAGTTTGAGTTCTTGCT